TAAAAATGAGTACAAAAATAACAGCCATTGCAAAAACGGCTGCTATTATGGTACAATAAACTTGTTCAGGGCATATTGTAGTGAGCAACAGCTTGCAATAGTATGTATAGAGTCATCCGGCACTTAGTGTAGGGTGGCTCTTTATTTTTTATATTTAGTGTTTAAAATTATTCATAATATATTCTAATCTCGATAATATATCATTAGGCAGGTTTAAAAATTCAAAAACATGAGTGTGACAGATTTCAAATTCTTCATGAGTCTTTAAAGCAGAATATAACTCATATAGAAAATTCTGTATTGAATAATTATCTACAAGTAGTAATAGCAAAGATAATATTATTGCGTATGTATCACACCTGCCTAGACCTTTATTATATTCTGATTCTAAAAGCGTATTACAGAATATAGTTGTTAATGCGAGTTTTGGTAGCTGTGGTAGAGGAAAATTATTAAAAACTCTATTGCCATGTGCTATCAAATTTCTGTATTCTTTCAAAAGCGATAATGACTGCTTAAGTAACTCCTTTTGTTCATTAGTGGTTAAATTATAATGATTGAAATACAAATCACATATGTCCTGTTTATCAGTATCTCTTAGTATACCAAACCACATTAGAGCTTTTCCAAAAGTGATTGATGTACATAGTATCCATGGAGGAATATGGTTTTTGGTTCGCTTATAATGCTCCAGGGGTTTACTTTGGTATTTATCAATAAATGTTTTTTTTAAAGACATTAAAGTGTTAAGTCTGGATCCATTTGAGTTAGAATAATATTTTATATATAGGTAATCGTTTGGGTCAGTAAAACTTAAATGGTTATAGTCCAAATCTTCCCAGCTTGTGAATACACCGTACTTTTTTGATACTTGATATGATAATCGGGATTTTAACCCTCTCTCAACAAATAATATATATTTGAATATTATATTATTTATAGTATTATCCAAGCTATATAAAGAATATATATCTTCAAAAGAGACGGAATTACAAGGAAAATTAGCTAATATATGTTGGTATCCATTTATCAAAGCATAGTATGAGTGACTTTGCAGTGCAGTTATGGCAAAATTATAGTTGTTTACTTGTATCCCCCGAGACTTCATTAAGTTTATAAGTTCATCATATGTCAAAAATGGCTTGTCAAAGTTTTTGCACATAAAGAAAAAGTCCTCCTTACACAATGTAAGAAGGACTTTCGCCAGTCATCTACGCAACGACCATTTCTTTCGTCTTTAATCTTACATTGTAATATTAAAAATGTCAATACATTAAATTATATTTTAATATCGCCTTCTTACCTTATCACCTATATGTACAATCATATCAATACTAGGTATCTCCTGTATATCTTCATGCTTGATAGGAAGCGAGAGCTGTGAACTGATTGTTTTTGTCATTGCTGTGAATGGTGTCAAAAGCATTGGCTTAACTTTTTCTTCAGTAAGTGCTTGACATATACAGTATTTAGATTCTATTTGAGTGACTTTAAGTGTTGCTTTAATATATATATAGTGGCCTAAGGATTTACCGTCTAATCCGAATAACTCTTCTCCAACATCAAAAACTTGTACAATATCACCGTCTTTTACATAGCGAGAAGTGCTAACAACTATAGAATATTCATCAAGTATTCGTACTACTTGACCGAGATATTTATCGCCATATTTTACACTCTCAGTATGTGATATAATTTTTACTTCGCTCAATGTTTTATCTCCTATTCCAATATTTTATAAGACATAATTTTGTCTATACCTTTCCTAATACCTTACCTATTACTTGAATTTCTTTAAATTCTGCAGGTTTGATAGTCTTATACTTTTGATTATGTGATATAAGCCCACCTTTACCAAGTTCCTTTATATATACTTCAGAGCCGTTTATCATAAAAATGCCGACATCACCGATATCAAGTGAAGTCATTTTTTTAACATACACCTTATCACCGTCATAGAAAGTAGGTTCCATACTGTCACCGCTTAACTGTATGATAAAGTCCGCTCCGGGACAGAGTGGAGCTTGTACTGTTTCTATGTCTATATCAGTCATAAAAGAAGTAGCTCCGGCACTTGCACCTCCAAGCACATAAGGATACATACAGAGAGAAGTTATAGTCTTATAAGGTGTTTTCTCTTCCTGTATGATAGTAACATTTTTATTATCAGTAACTCTTTCATATTCCTTATCAAGCACCAATGTAACAAGCTCTTTACCGTGATCATCAAGATTGCGGTATTTTTTAATACTATTCATTTCTTTATATGAGACGGTAAAATTGAAGTCTGTTTCATCTTGCCATAGATAATTAGCATCTATTTCTAAAGCCTCCATGATTTTAGCTAATGTTTCAATACTTGGCTGGCTAGTACCTTTTTCATATCCGGTTACTGTGGTTTTAGCTACTCCAATTAAAGCAGCCAACTGTTCTTGAGTTAGATTTTTAGACAATCTAGCTTCTTTGATTCTATCGTTTAGCGACATATATACCTCCTTTCCTAAAGAGTAACATAGCTATATTAAGTAGTCAATATAAAAAGTTCGAGTATTTAAAACTTTTGACTCAAAAAGTATTGACAAGTTCAAATAATGCGACTATTATACAAGTAAAGTTCAAGAAATACGAACTTAACTAAAGGAAAGGAGGACTTTATGAGTACGTATGATTGCATAATAAATAATATAAAGCGAATCATAGAGGAAAAGGGGATGAAGCAGGTTGCAATAGCTGAGCGTGCAGGGTTCACAGCATCTGAATTTAGTAACATGTTAAATGGCAGAAAGTTACTTAGAACAGAGTATATTCCTAAAATTGCGAGTGCTTTGGGCGTGGATTTGAATGAGATATTTAATATTTATGAAGAGTACAAGAGAGAGGATAAGGCAAGTTAGGAGAGAACGATAATGATGACAAAACCAATAAAGATAGAGATAACGGCAGATAGTATTTCAGATTTGAAGTTGATTATTGAATCAATAAAAAAACTAAGAGAGTCCAACCCTGATGAAATATTGGACGTTACTATCAGGGTTGAAAATGCTGACATATATAAGACTGTTGTAAAACCGGGAATGAAAATATGCCTAGTTTAGTTGTCTTTTATAGTAGAGAGTTTAGCAGCTAAATCTTTTACTTGTTCTACCATTTCATCATTTGTTGGATATGCAACTGTGCCTTTAAAGTTTGGGCTGGAAACCAAGTTTCCGGATGAAATGAGAAAAGCGGAATACAACTCAACGGCTAATTCTTTATTAGTTTTTGCCATAAGATAATCTCCTTTCTAATTACTCGGCCGGTCAGAGCCTGTAGTTATAGTTTAGGAGATATATGGTTAAAAGTAAATTGATTTGGGTAGAGAAAATAGGAGTGTATTTTTGTATGAACTATATAGAAAAAGCAAGAGAGAGGATAAGGCAAGTTGGGAGAGCAGATGTTGAAAAATCATAATGAACAAGAGGAGTTATTGGCACACCAGTTTATAAAAAGAGATGGTTTTGAGAAAACAGCTGTTTTTATGATGAATCTATTTGGTCTGATTGTAGACACAATGAGAAAGAAAGAACGCTTCAATATCGTTATTCAATATGATACTGAAGCGATAAATGTAAATATTGATTACCTTGATAAGACTACAAACGTGTCAACCGACATCCCTTTGGAAAGTTAATGAGTGATAGGTCCTTTTCGGAAGTAAGATAAAACTTACCGGAGTGCAAGTCAGGACATACAAAAAATCCGAGGTATGAAATAGACTCTAACTTTTCAATGAGTGAATGTTGTTCATCCTTTGATAAGTCGGAATAATCAATTTGATATTCAATCAAAGTCATAGCGTTTCTCCTTTCTAAAAACTCGGATTGGCAGAGCCTGTAAGAATAGTTTAGGAGATAGATGGCTAAAAGTAAATTGATTAAGACAGAAAAATAGGAGTGCATTTATGAGAGAACAAGCGTGAAAAGAGGTGAGATTTTGAATGATCTGAAGATTATAGAGCAGAGGGAAGTGTTAGGCAAAGAGTTCAAGATATATGGAGATTTTGAAAACCCTCTGTTCTTAGCTAAGGATGTTGCAAATTGGATTGAACATAGTGATATTTCAACAATGATGAGAACTGTAGATGATAATGAAAAGCTGCTACAAACATTGTTTGTGTCAGGTCAAAATCGTGAAATGTGGTTCTTGACTGAAGACGGACTGTATGAAGTCCTGATGCAGAGCAGAAAGCCTATAGCTAAGGAATTCAAGAGAGAAGTAAAACAGATACTTAAATCAGTTCGCAAACATGGATTATACGCTACTGAAGAGCTTCTCAACAATCCGGACTTTATGATAGCCGCAATGAAAGCTCTAAAAGAAGAAAAGGAAGCAAGAAAAGCACTTGAGGCAGAGAATGAGAAGCTGCAGCCTTTAGCACTATTTGCAAAGTCGGTATCTGCAAGTCACACATCAATACTTGTTGGAGAGCTTGCAAAATTGCTTAAGCAAAACGGAGTAAATATTGGACAGACAAGGTTGTTTGCGTGGCTTAGGGATAAGGGATATCTAATGAAATCCGGTAGCAGTAGGAATATGCCTACTCAAAGGGCAATGGAGCAGCAGCTTTTTGAAATCAAAGAGAGCAGCTACATAAATGCTGAAGGTGTCACAATAGTCACAAAGACGACTAAAGTATCCGGAAAAGGTCAAGTCTATTTTGTGAATCTTTTCCTAGGAGAAAATAAGTAGTAATCATGAAAACGGATAATAAGATAAACCGGAACAATGGAGCAGAGTTAATGAGATCATTATCCAACTTAGTATAAGGATAGGAAAAATGTAGCAAGTATATGAGGAGGAGAAAGAATGAGTGAGATTAAAATATTAAGTCAAAAGAGTACTGAGCAAAATGAATTTTATGATCCTGCAAAGTCCAACAATGGTGGTGGTTATTCACAGCCATGTAGAGTGACAGTTTTTGAGTATGAGGGTGAAGAGTATAAGTTTATATATAACAGTACTTCTTGTGGAGATTTTGGAAGTAGATTTACCAAAACATTGTATAAAGATGGTGCGGTTATAGCTGAAATGGAAGTCGATCAAGTTTCTAATGAAGATATATGGGAATCAAGTTTCTACCTTAGCAATCCTTTACATTTTGCAATGTATGAGGCTGGACTTTTAAAAAAAGGAAACTTTTACACTGAGGAAGAATAGGAGAAGTTTAAGGAGTAGTGGATGGAAGCAAATAGCAGGAATCGCATATCGGTAGAACAGGCTGCAAAACTTCTTGGAGCGTCACCCCAGTTCATAAGAATCGGGTTGCAGCAGGGGATGCTTGATTTTGGTATGGCTGTGAAGATGTCAAGAAATTGGACATATGTAATCACAAAGCAGAAGTTTGAGGAAAAAACCGGAATAAAAGTTGATTAAAAGTTGAAATATTAAAGAGGGTAAGAACAAGGAGTAAAAGATGGAAAGAAAAGAAAAAATAGAAGTACCTGAGGTATTTGATGATAACAATGGTGACAGCAAGTTTGTGCTTATAGAAAGAACTACGCTGGATCAGCTTGTAGAGTGTAGTGAAAAGATTGAGACTGCAAGAGTTGTTTTTGAAAGAGTAATAATAGGTATTGCAGTGTTGGTGGCTGGGGTGCTTATGGGGATGCTGTGGCTATGAGTAGTGGAAGGAGAGAAATTGGGACAGATATGTAGTTGGGTAGATGATAACTACAAATATGAGGACCTAAGGAGTACTGCAAGGTCAGCAACAAGAGGAACTGTTTTGTGTAAATTTATAGGTAGTGTATGGCATCAAATTAGCGAAACAAGAGGATATGAAAGTCAGTTTTATATTGCGAATGTAACTGATCGTGGACATCATGGAGAGTTTGATAATATTCCGGTATTCATAACGATAACAGATACAGAATTTAAAAAAGAATTTGAAATAAATAAAAGGTTTAAACAACAGAATGAATTATATAAAAAATGAGCCTGTAACAAAGACAGGCTCATA